TGGCTACATCTATTCCTAAACGTAGCCCCTCTTGCTCTTGTTGCGCCGCTTGTTTGGCTTGGCTGTCTTTAATTTGTGCGCCAACTTTCAAGCCTGCGATTTGCTGTTCTCCGCTTACTTTCTTCTCATCTAACATGAGGCGTGCTTGTGCAAGCTGTGCGTCAGCTTGGGCTTTTTGCGCTTTAATTTGCACTTCTTGTTGTCTGACCTGCAACTCTTGTTGTTGCATTTGTAGCACTGGGTCTTGTGCATTTTGTTGGGCTTGCATCTGTGCGGCTTGGCCTTGGCTTTGCTGAAGCACTTGTTGTGCGGCTTGCGCCATCATGCCTGACAAGGCCAACTCAATCTCTGGTGGCAACTTCTCGTCTTCTGGGGGCAGTGGCATACCCAACTGCTGCTCGATCTTTTGGCGGTATGCGTAACCAACGTGCTCCGTAACGTGCGCCATGATAGCGGCTTGGATTCTTGCGGCGTTTGGACTTTGTCCTACCAACTGTTGCACGATCGGGTCTTGTAACAGGGACATGTGCACTTTAATATGCGCCTCATGGTCTTGGAACAAGAACGCTTTAGCCGCACTACCTTTTAACAACGCCATGTTTTCGGACACGGGGTCTTTGGGCTTCTCGTCGTCTGGCAGTGGTATTAACTTATCTGGGTTTTTAATGCCCAGAACCTCAAGCATCCTGCGATGTAACTGCGGTAAGTCATAAATGTCCGGAGCCATCTGCGCCATCTGAATGACCGCTTGGTACTGCACAACCCGCTGGCTCATAGTTGCCGCGTTGGGGTCGCTCACAGGAATAATGTCTACGTACGAATAGTCGCCTTGTTTAGCAGAGCGGCTACCAGAGTCTGGGTCATAGTCGTAGTCTGGGTCGGTATTGTCGCGGATGATGGTTGCAAGGAGCCCTAGTTCTTGTTTGAATGTGTAGTGCAAACGGGCTTGAACAGCCGTCATCACCTTTAGCTGGCGCTCTAGGAGAGCCAACGTGGTGCCCACAGGAGCCTGTGCCGACATGTCGGACACTTTCATATCCGCTGTAGCCGCAAAGCGCCGGCCTTCTTCCACGATTTTGTCGAGGAGTCCAGCCAGTACCGCCGACGGTTCCTTATAGGGAAGGGGGAGGATATTCTCGCGCAGTGCGCCTGAACCAATATCTACATCGCGGAACTCGCCGGGGGCGATCGGTGTGTCATCACCCTTAATGCGAAGTCCACGAGATTTAAGCCCACCGGGGAGGTTAGACAACGTGCCTGCGTCAACCAACTGCCGCATGATGCTTGTGGCTGATTTAGCAAACCCACCGATAAGGTGGAAGAGTCCGAAGCCGTAGGCTCCAAAGCCGGGAATGTATTGGTAGTGCACAAAGTGCTGGCGCTTGAGTCGTAGGTCATCTTCTTGTTTCCAATTGCGTCGGATGGCTAGTACTTCGTTTGTGCCTTTTATTAGGGTAACTACGTATGGTAGTGCTATGCCCGTTTCTTCCCCGTCTTCATCTTTGTCTTCGTACCCCTTGATATCCAAGTCAGCATGCACTTCATACAACACATAACGGTCGTCGTTTAAGTCAGAAAATCCCGTTTCTTTATCTTTGGCTTTTTTGATGTCGTCTTGCGAAGCCTGCATGGGGTCAGGCAAATCCATTTCGCGGTAGAACCCGACTTGTTGCAGTTTTAATATTTCGTTTTTGGTCTTACGCATGACGTGCGTCACGCGGTAGCAACTATCCATATCTGTCGCGCCATACGGCAAGATGATGTCTTCTGCTGGGATAAACATCGAGACCTGACGTCCCAAGTTGGGATCATCGTAGACCTTCTTAAAGGCTGAACCTGTGGCTGGCAAACTCCACAACATGCGTTCTTGTTCTGGGCGGAACTCCTTCATGACCTCAGTCAGTTCGTAGTTCATGTCGTTTTCAACACGTTGCGCGGCTTCTTTTTTCTCTGGCGTTTCTTTACCAATAATTTTGGTACGTACCGGTCCCTGCGCAGGGAACATCTCCGTGATTGTCTCGCTCTGGAAGCGTACCACAGCTTCTGTAATCATTGGATGGAACACGCCTGACGCGCCGTTCCAAGGTTCTGTACGCTCTTCATACTGGAGGCCAAGCAACTTCAAGCCCTGTGTGTAGGCTTTCTCCCAGTCCTTGCGGGAGTTCTTGTCGTTTTCAATATCGCCAACCAACTCGCTAGCAAACGAATCCATCGCGCTCTCATCCATCTCTTCCGCCAAGTTAGCGTTAAAGTCTTCTCCATCTTCCTCGCCCGGCTTAATGCTGATGTCCAGATCACCTGCATGGATGTTGACTTCTTCGGGATCAATGATCTCAATCTCGAAATCATTTGGCTGGTCTTGCGCTAAGTCTTCAATGCCTTGGGGTTGTGTGTATAGCGCTTTGTCGATATTGGTTGCCATGTTGGTCCTCAGTAGTAAGCGTGTTGCTTACGTTTAAAAATTATTGGTTCATCTTTCTCGTCTGTGTCTAACGATATGAACCCGCCTTGTCTGAACCGCATCAGTGCTTGGGATGTAGTATCCACGAAGTCGTCATGCTCTCCAACTGGGAACGCCGCAACTTCCTCAATCACTTCACGCGCCCAGCGCGTATCCGGTGCCCATACCATGCCTGACGCAAATAAATCCGCAATCGCGTTCAATCGTACCATTTTGTCGTTGCCACGGCTAGGGTTTGTCTCCCACGCAGGGATACCCATCGCTCTAAACTCTTGTATAAGTGGCGCTCCCGCAGACTTCTTCTCCACAATAAACGCATCAGGCTCCCATTCTCTGTAATGCTTGAGCGCTGTAGCCTTTAACTCTGGGAATGTCATCCTGTCTTTAAACGCATCGAGCAAAATAATCTGCGCTTTGTGCCCTTCTTCCTCGTTGTAGAACACGCCCCACGTTGTGCATGCCGAATAGTCCGAGTTTGTTTTAACTTCGTGCGCCGTATCCCATGACTGAATTACATAATCACACGTTGGTGGTTCGTCTGGCTCCCATATCCGCCACATCTTCCTAGATATAACAGCGCTGTTGTCCGATGTGGGCTGCTGCATGTACTGCGCGTTCCAATACCGTGGGTCAATACTGGCCTTGGTAGCCTTTAACGCTTGGAGTGCCCATTGTTCTGGCCATAACGACTTCTCGTTGTCCGTGCCCTCGTTCAATATGGCTGGTAACTCCACGATCTCCCAAGGTATGGACTCCGGGTTCTTGGTTTGGTAGTCAATCAGGCGTCCTGTAAGGTCGAGAAGCGACCAACGGGTCATGATTACGATGATTGCACCACCTGGCATCAAACGCTGCAAAGGGCCTGTTTGAAACCAAGACCAAGCTGTGTCAAATGCTAGACGGCTGTTTACTTTAACGTCTTGTTCCGAATGCGGGTCATCAATAACGAATAGATCAGCGCCGCGCCCAGCAAGCGCTCCGCCGACACCTGCCGCGTAGTACTGTCCGCCGGCAGAGGTAGACCATTTTCCAGCGGCTTTTTGGTCGTCAGCCACATGCGTTGAGGGGAAGATTTCACGGTACTCCTCTGTGTCAATTAAATTTCGCACCCTACGTCCAAAGTCTTCGGACAAACCCGCAGTGTGCGTGCCCATGATGATCTTCTTATTAGGGTATTTACCTAGAAAGTATGCTGGAAACAGGTAACTAGAAAACTCAGACTTACCCATACGCGGTGCAATATTAATAATCACACGCTTTTTCTTGCCTTCAATCACATCTTCAAATATTTTGGATAGCTTCCTGTGCTGGGGTCCAACCTTAAAGCCCGGATACACGTGCTTGGCAAAATCCAAAATGTCTTCTCTGGCGTTATAGAGAGAGGAGCGGCGTTCGCGCTCCTCAAGCATGTCCATAAGCTCGATTTTCTCTTGCACCGACATTTTAGGCAGTGCCAACTGGAGTGCTTTTATTTCACTCGGGCTTAGGTTCAGCTTGGCTGTCATGCGTCTCCGTCTTTACTTCGTCGGTTTGCTTTACATCTTCGACCTGCTTTACATCTTCTACGTCGACTACTCCCATGAACTTGTTTAGCTTTTCCTTGATCTTTTTGTCAATCTCTGAGTCTGACATGTCCGCCTTCTTAATCTCCACCCGT